GCCAAGGGATTGTCACGCTTTCGCTGACGTCTTCACTCGCGGCAATTCTTTTTTTGACGAGTCACCAAGTCCGTCGACCCTTTTGTTCCCGGCTGTAATCATCGCCGTGTATTGCATAAGGTTCCGACTGCTTTCGATTCCGTCACTCAAAATAAGATTAAAAATCTGTTCAAGCGTGTACTTAATTTGATTTTCGGGGGCTTGAGTATGGAAGACTAAAAGCGCTCCGTCCGTCATATTGATCGCACCTGTTTTCGCTATTGGTGCGATAAACGCACCCATACCGCCAACCGCTTGTTCAAATTTTCTTAATGAATCAAATTCAGCGCGGACGAGAATTTTCTCGCCGCCTATCGTTACCGTAGTTTCATTTCTTATCAATTCCATAGGTCACCCACTTCCCTATTTTGATTAGTTATTTAAAACCACTGTTAAAGGACCGCTCGAACTTGCTGACATTGAGTAAGTACCCTCGCCGTCATACGCGCCCGAAACTTCGATCGATGTAATTTTGAAACAACCTTCAAAAATTGTGTTCGATTTTACTTCGATGAACATTAAACAAGTCAATAAATTTTCACGGCAATATTTGAAAGCCTTTTGGAATGATTGATTGTTCGTGTAAACGCCCTCGCCTGAAATATCAAATGATCGGATACCCGCGCCGTCTAACATATTTTTCCACTCATCAGAGTCCGCATTTGTGATGTCAATACCGTCAGTTTTGAAACTGAAAGTTTTCGATCTCATTCCGCCGAAGTTGACAAAAAGTAAAGATGTTAAAGAAGCTTCGACCGCGTCTAAAGCGATTGCTACCGACGTAGTTAATTCCGAAATTTCTATTGTCGTCGGTGATAAAACCGTTAACACTTTATAAAATTTTGGAGCTGCGGTAGTTGAGGCGATGATTGTCGTATTTGCGCCAACGCTTGCGAAACTAATAACGTCGCCTTTTTTAATTATTGGCAACGTCGTCGCCGGTAAAACCGGGCTAAGTGTCAAAGTTGTTCCGACTACCGTGGCAACGGTTACGTCTTCACAAATTTTAAGAAGTAATTCCTTACCGCCAATTTCGTTTTGTACTGTGTTACATGTTCCCATTTTATGATTCTCCTATCATTATGTTAAAAATTTGAATCCCGTGAAGGGTTACGTTGTCGTCATCTACTATGATGTCGACGAACTTGCGCCTTAACACGATGATATTCCAGTCCTCTATACAAGGGTCTTGGACGTGTAAGAGTTCGTCAATTCTTTTTTGTATCTCTTGGACCTTAAGCCGCCCTCTGTTAGGCGCCCGATACCAGACGTTAATTTGCATGTCGCACTTTAAACCTTCAAGAGTATGACTCCCGCGATCTTCCCATTTTCCTTCACCTATGGTGACAAATGGAAAAACTTGTTTATCAGGCACAAAATCATAAACTTTTTTATCTGTGAGCGTTGCGCCTAAAAGAGTTTGTAACTGGACGTCGCCCGTTAGAATTTCGTAAACAGTTTTTTGAGTTGATTGAGGTCCCCACAACATATTTATTTGTCCTTACCATAAAATTTAGAAAATATTTCGGCGGCGTCGTCTGTGTTATCTTTAAACGCTCGACTTAACCAAGGTCGGGGCGCCATTGTTCGCGTTCCAAACTCAAGGTACGCACCATATTTTAAATTGGTCCCGACGAGCGCCGTAGCCCCGCCGTCCGTAAATTCCATACGGATTGATTGAACTAATCGACCTGTGTCTGTGTTCGGCGCGTCGCCGGGTTTAGACACGTTCACATTTCGGTTAGGGTTATACCTTTGCATGACTGGACCGTCGCCGTTTTCGTTAATTGTCCGGACTGCGGACTCGTGAATTTTCGCGGCTATCTGAAATAACGCGACCTTTCGAGCCTGTTCCATTTTCTTTTGTATTCGTTGAGTGGCTTTTTCGGCGGCCTTTGGATTTAAGATTTGACCGAAAATTTTCATTATGTCCCCGTTACTTCTTGGGTCATTAGGGTTTGCCAAAATCGGGATTCAACTTCGTTCGTGATATCTTTAATTTGAAAAATACGACCTTGAAAATCGATGCGCATAGTGGTGTTTATTCCCTCTAAATATCGAATCGTAATCTTATGGTCCTGTAAGTCCTCGATACGTTGCGCGTACAGGCGTTCGCGCCCGCTCGTGGGTTTTACATCGGCCCACACTTCGGCAAAATCCGTCCATGTCTCGACACTTCCGCCTTGACCGTCACCAACCAAACTAAGCGTTTGAAACTTAATTCTATGGCGCATTTTACCTATAAGGGTTGAGCTTTTTTCCCTCATACTTTGAAGTGCCTATATGGCTCAATAAGCATTAAAGCCGTGGCCGGGATTTCTGGGAACTCGTCGCCGCGATGTTCGTAAATCGAGGCCACAAATTCCATGATCGCTTGTTTAAGATCATGAGGGAGCGAAGCCGCGTCATCACATAAACCTGCAGTCAAACGGATTTGTACGCCGTTTGACGGGGCTAATATAGTGGCCGGCCATACCGCACCCATCTTAAGTGAGATACGACCTTTATTAGATATCGTGTCGACTGTGTAATCAGTCGCGGGCATCGTGAAAGTAACGCCGTCATTTGAAATAGTTTGTAAAGAAGTAAGGGCTTTTATAGGGCCTATAGGTACGCAAATATGTTTTGAAGGGGATGTCATTTCGGTCATTGAACCGTCCATGACTCCGTCCCACCACATACTTTTGTTTTGCATCGGGAATTGATCGAGCGTGACTAAAAAGTCAGTCGGCAAAAATACGTTATCGCACGCGCTTTCGAGTCGGCTTGTCGCCGCTCTTATCATCGTCTCGATTCTTGAGTCCTCGAGGTTGTTGTCTATTCTTAGAAATTCTTTTAGCTCCGATACTGGAACTGATAGGCTTGGGGTTGATAGTCTTTTTACGTTTAGCATCCTTGTCACCCTTTGTAAATGTCGCTAAACCGTTAGCGACTAAGTAATCGGCGTCCGCTTTTTCGGCTTTATATGTAAGTCCAGACTGGCCGTGTGTTTCCATTCCGTCAATAATCAAAAATTGGTCGCACAATAGAAAAATTTCTTTAGTCATAATATGGTGCGGGAGTTTATAAAGCGAACTCCCGCAAAACGCTAAATTACAATTAAATTGCTGGCATTGCTTCCGGGTGTAAGCTCAATGCTACAACCGACATGTTACCCGCCGGCGCGCCTGTTTTTACGCCCACGATTTTAACAAAAGCCGCTTGACCGCGATATTCGATCGCAGTTGACGCGCCTATTTGTAAAGTGTCGTTTAATTCTTTTTGCGCCGGGTAGTATGATTCAGCCGGGGCCGCAACATAAGTTCCCGCTTCCGTGTCGCATTCTTCGAAAGTAAACGCTAATTTATTAGCCGGTGCTAAAGTCGCGCCCGTAGCGTCGACGTTAACTAAAAAGCCTAATGAGTTGATGTCTTTAGTTGATACCGCTACCGAAGTAAACGCATCGACTGCGCCTTGGTATACCGGTTTTGCATAGATTCTATCTTTAATATTGTGATTCATAAAATGAACTCCTATTTAATTTAAGTTGAAAGTTAAGCGGGCGAAAATCGCCCGCCCGTTTTTATTAAACTTTGATTTTTAAAAGCTTGATCGCTTCGAAGTTTTTAACTCCGCCGCCTACACGTTTAGTTGTGTAAAACATGATATACGGTTTCGCAGAATACGGGTCCCGTAATACACGGATACCGATACGATCAACGATTTGATAACCTTGTTTGAAGTCACCAAAAGCAACCGCTTTTTTGTTAGCCGCGACTAATTCCATATCGTTAGCGTCTTGGATTGTGAACCCCAAAAGGCTTCCCGCTGTGTTACCGTCTAAGCCCGGTGCCCATAAATAACGATTTTGTGAATCTTTAAATTTACGAACTTCTTTAGCTGTTTGACGGTGCATTAAGAATGTTCCGTTTTTACGGTACGCTTCCTTAGTTTCGTAAATTAAATTGATCATATCGTCCGGTGATAAAACCGCAGAGGTAATTGATTCAACTTGCTGAACTTGGTTAAAGTTTTGTCCGTCATCGTAAGACAAGATACCTTTAGGTTTTCCAACGCCGTCACCTGAAATGAAAGCAGACGCTTCCAAAAGCGCAAACTTTTGAGCTACTTTTTCAGACAAGTAAGACTCCATGTTTAATGAAGCGTCGTCTAAAAGCTTTTGAGTTACTTTTGGATTAGCATACATTTCGTGAACTGGGATTGAAATTTTATTTAATTTTGGTGTAGCCGTTTCGTTACGCGCACCGATTTCGCCAACCCAAGCCGCGCCCGCTAACTCAAGGTCTTCGATGATATCGAATTGGTCCGTTGAAATAGTTACGATGCTAGCTAATTGACGTAAAGGCGAACTCTCGTAAACCTTTTTAACAATTTCCGAAGACATTTCAGGAGTTACTAAGTAACCGCCGTCTTGGTCTGAATCTACTGACATAGATTTAGCTTCAACGCCTTTACGTAAGTAAGCCGACATAGCTTCTTTTTGTTCTTTATTTTTTACTTCGATATCAGTCTCAACGCCCGCGCCTGTACGATTAGCCGCTGTTTTGATAGATTTAATTTCGTCTTGTAACAAAGTGATTTTATCATTCAATTCGTTAGTTTTATTTTTTACTTCTTGAGCTACGTGTCCGCTAGCTTTTAATGCTTCGAACTCTTTATCATTTGATTTTTTGAACGCGGCTACAACTTCGCCAAGTTCCGTCATCTTTTGTTCTAATTCCATGTGATTAACTCCTGTTTTGTTAATGTTTTGTTTATGGTAAACTGTTAGGCCTTAAATAGCGCGATCATGTTATCTATTGATTGACTGACTTTCGCCGGGTCAAATTGGGATTTTGCGGCTTGATTCTCACCAAGTGCTTTCATTAAATCGGCTTTCGTAATGCCGTTACTCTCTAATTCTGCGATAATCTTTTTAATGTTGTCAACATGTACGGGCGCATTAAAGTCCTTTAGTCCTGTAACTAATGCTTCGGTATTCATCGGGAATGTCACGATTGAGTATTCAAAAAGTTTTAGTTCCTTTAAATGCCTGATCATCGGGGACTTACGATCGGGTTCGGCTTTGATAACCATATACCCAATTGATAACCCCATTTTAATGTTGTTCGCTAAAGCCGTTTTAACTAGCGAGTATTTTTCGCGCGCTACTTGTACGTTAAGATCAAGTTGTCCCTCGACTAAAAGACCGGATTCGTCTTCGCTAGCTTGTAAATTCCACCCAATTAGTTTAGTAGGGTCGTGATCAGCTAGGATGGGAAACTTGCCTTGCTGTTCTTTTATTGATTTTTTAAACGCCCCTGGGTCAACGATATCGTTACCGAGATCGCAGTTTCCAAAAGTGGACGCGTAACCCCGAATCATACCTTGCGAATCGACGTCCTTAAATTCCAAACTAAAGCTTTTTTTCTCAATTATTCTGTTCATTTTTACCGCCTTATTTCAATAATAGTTCGAAAACAGTTCGCTTGGCCGAACATATCCGGGTCAAGGTTGCCGTAAAGTTCAATCATATCCGTTAAATTTTTAAAATCATAATTGTATAGTGAATCATTTTTCAATGTATCGTAAACAAATTCAACGCATGACATCGCTTTATCATCTTTAAGATTAAAAAAGAGATCGTATTTTTTTCCGACGTCGGCAAATACGCGCTCCGTGATGATTTGCCAAGGACGAGTTTCGCCGGTCACAGAGCTAATCGGGGCTAGAATTTTCACAGCGTCGCAGTCAAACACTTCTAAAAAGCCCGAGACTTTTACGCCCTTACCGATTGCCTCGACTAACATAAAGTCAGAATCATCAAGTGGTGTGTTCGTGTCCTCGACATTTATAAGCGCGTGAGACCAAAACCCGAAGCTCGGCCATTTAGCTTTTAACGGATGTCTTAAATAAGCTTTAATCCCCAAAAGATAATGTCCTAGATTTATTAAATACGTTGTGAAATGCGTTGATCTTCGAATCAAAATAATATAGTGGCCGTTGCTTAACACTTCTTTAACGCGCATGTGGTCGATTGTTTGTAAGTTACCCTCAAACTTTCGGCGCAAAATAAATTTCTTTATCTTACCCCAAGACATCGGCGAAATAATGTTAAGCATGAACCACGCATACAATTTTAAAATCATATTTGCGGTCTCGTTAAAAAGCGGTTGATCTCATTTACGAAATACGTTTTAAGTTCCGACGTTACAATTTCGTCCTCGCTTAACGCTTGTATACGCGCGCGAGCGATCTTTAAAGACCCCGTTTCAAGAGCATCTTTAATGTAAGCGTCTACGAACCGCACCAAAACAACGTCGATTATTTTTCCGTCGACGCTGTTAATAGTGTTTTGAGTCGCGTATTGTCGGATAATATGCCTACCCCAAGCTTCCGCGTCCTGTAAAAGTTGATAAACTTTATTGTAGGCGTTCGCTTTTTGAGTGTTACCCGCGAGTAATGTCAAATAGACTTCATACTCTCGGATATATTGAAGCTTGTACGCATTTAAAGCGGTCAAATCATCAACCAAAATCCAAGTCCCTACGCGCCCTGCGGAATAGGTTGCCTCGTCCCCTCCGGGGACTTGAACAATTTGCCACGGCCATTCTTTAGGGAAGCCAACCGGGCAAGCGGGGTTATCTGCGAAGGTGTTAAAGCCTATTTTCATACTACGGCCAAGCAATTACTTGAATTTGACTGTTGCCATTGATTGTATAGTCAAGAGAATATTGCTGTAAATATTCATGCAAATAAGACTGCATATCGAAAGCCCCACCGCCATTAGTCCATTGATACGGATGTGAAACATCCCAACGTGGTAAGAAAGAGCCGACTTTAATAAATTTTGCAGATATTTTCTCCGCGCTTGCAGCATCTTTAATTAATGCAACACCTGTTATAACGTCTTGTGCTATCTGTAATTGACTTGGCATATTATTCCCCTTTAATCGTGTTAGATTCTTTTAATTTTTCGTTTATTAGCGTTGTAATTTCAGGCAACCACCAGTCAGGTTTTAGCTTGGTTAGCTCCTCATCAGTCAAAGCCATCACAAAAATTTGTGGTGCCCCTGATGGTTTAATGTTAATTGTTTGTGCTGCCATCACTCTTGCCCACGAATAGAGACATAATTAACTACTGCACCCGTACCTGCTGTA